TTTGTTTTTTCCATACTTAAAGGGGGCGTTATGCCCCTTTTTTGTTATATAGCAAACGAACTTTCGTATTTGCGTTATTTAAATAATGGTTATCAATTCGGCAACTACTACTTTGAGTTTTTTTCCGTTCGTGTCGTTTGCGGATGTGGCGGCTAGTGGCGGAGGTGCAGATAGTTATTTGTTGCAGCAAGACGGCTTTTTTATCTTACAACAAGACGGAAGCAAAATAATAACCGCAAGTTCAAGCGGTCAGGTTGATGTCCAAGTTTGGCATAAAAACACCAAAACAATGGTAGAAGCCCAAAGGGATGTGACTATATCAGGAAGCAAGGTAATTTTAGTAATGCCTAGTTTAGCACCTATTGCCGACGTGGCTCAAGATTTAGACACGGTCTTAATTCGCGTACTTTACGACAATATTTTGAAATGGGAATACGTTGCCACTTGGTCAACTGAATCTACCAATATAAACAATACATTTAAGCAATGGGATGAAACGACACCCGTTGCGCCTCAATGGATACAATTATGAGCATTAAATTAATAGAACTGGCGAGTTACACGACACCCGCTATCGTAGAGCAAAAGAATAAAGAGTGGGTCGAATACGGCGAGGATAACAATTATTACCAATATTTAATCGACCTTTATTACGGAAGCCCGACGAATAACGCAGCCATCAAAGGTATTTCGGATTTAATTTACGGCGAGGGCTTGGAGGTAGTAAAAGCCGATCGCCACTTGGCGGGGTATCTTGATTTGAAAAAGGTATTTCATGAAGATTGCCTTCGTAATTGTGCGATGGACCTCAAAATGTTGGGGCAATATGCGATACATTTGGTAAAATCAAAAGACCGCAAAAAATACGTTGCTGCCTATCATTGGCCTATTCAAACTTTGCGCCCTGAAAAGTGTAACGAGGATGGGGAAATCGAGGGTTTCTATTTTGCCGCCGATTGGAGTAAATTAAAGCGAGGTCAAAAGCCCAAGCGTTTTGATGCATTTGGATTCGATAATAGTGCAAGTGAATGTATTTTGGTTTGCAAACCCTATTCAACTGGCAATTACTATTTTGCCCCAGTTGATTACCAAGGGGGAACGCAGTATGCTAATTTAGAAATCGAGATTGCCAATTACCATATTAATAATATTATGAATGGCTTGGCCCCGTCGATGTTAATTAACTTCAACAACGGGCAACCACCCGCCGAGGTTAAGGATATGATCGAAGCGCAAATTCAAAGCAAATTTAGCGGAAGCTCAAATGCGGGTAAATTCATTTTATCATTTAACGACAATGCCGAAACAAAGGCGGATATTACACCCGTTCAGTTAAGCGATGCACATAACCAATACCAATTTTTAAGCAGCGAAGCGGGGCAAAAAATAATGATGGCTCACCGCATAACGTCGCCGATGTTATTGGGTATAAAAGATAATTCAGGATTTGGAAATAACGCCGAGGAATTGAAGACCGCTTCGATTTTATTTGATAATACGGTTATCAGACCTTTTCAGCGTTTGCTTTTAAACGGCGTTCAAAAGGTAATGAATTACAACGAGTACAATTTGGATGTATATTTCAAAACTTTGCAGCCCCTTGAGTTCACGGATTTGAGTGGTAAATCGGTAGATGCCGAAACGAAAGAAAAGGAATACGGCTTTGCAAAAACTGAAATGCAAGAGTCATTCACCGATTACCCCGAAAGTGCCTCAAACAACGCAAAAAGGGCTTTAAAATGGGTAATGGAAAACGGCTGGGGCGATTGCGGTACGAATGTAGGCAAAGCAAGAGCGCACCAATTAGCAAACAAAGAGCCAATAAGCGCAGAAACGGTAAAACGCATGGCGGCATTTCGCAGACACCAACAAAATAAAGACGTTGCCTATTCAAAAGGTTGCGGCGGATTGATGTGGGATGCATGGGGTGGCGAAAGCGGAATATCGTGGGCGGAAAACAAGGTTAAACAATTGAACTTGAGTGCGGATAAGCCCGAATTTACCGCCGAGGCAGAATCTGAATGGTTGGATTATTTGAGTGATAAAGGCGAGGTAATTGGGGAAGAGTTTGAGTTAATCGACGAAAGCCCCGTTACCGATGCCGACGATCAAACCGAATATAAGTTTTTCAAACGCTTTGCCGAACCCGAGGAAAAGTCAAAGGATGACAAAGGAGTTTATTTAATTCGTTACCGATATGCACCAATGCAAACGGCGGGAAATAGCCGCCAATTTTGTAAAGATATGGTAGCAAATGCCAAGCTTGGCGTAGTGTATAGACGTGAAGACATCGACACGATGGGCGATGCTGGTATAAACGGACAATTTGCGCCTAAAGGGAAAGCCAGTTATTCCATTTGGAAATACAAAGGCGGCGTTAATTGCCACCACCAATGGTATCGTTTAACCTACATGAGAAAGCGCAAATCGAACGGCGGTGCATTCCTTCCGTTGACACCTGAAGAGAAAGCGCAAGGCATTAAGGACATCGAGGATAATTACAAGCGGGTATCGAATCAAAGTGCAAATTCGGCGGGTGTGCCATTTAGCCCACCAAGTTGGGATATTGCAAGTACCAAAACTAAAGATTTACCAAACGGGGGAAGTTTAAAAAATAGATAATCATGTACACAAACGACAACGTACTTTTAATTACAAAAGATCACCTTTTCAAATACACCCAACTTCAGGGCAATGTAGACATTGACAAGGTTACCCCATTTGTAAAGATAGCGCAAGACATACAAGTGCAAGAGATACTCGGCACAAAGTTGTATCGCAAAATATTAACCGACGTACAAGCGGACACTTTAGCGGGAAATTATCTTACTTTAGTTTCCCAATATATCCAGCCAATGTTGATACACTATGCAATGAGCGATTTTATGCTTTTTCATGGGTACGAAATTAGCAACGCTGGTATTTTGCGCAACACCCCCGAGGGTACAAATTTACCCGCAAAAGACGAACTGGATTCATTGGTAAAACGCCAAAGGGATATTGCCGAAACCTACCGAGCGAAAGCGGTGGATTACTTGAGTTATTATCCGCAATTATTCCCCGAATATAACGCCGATCAGGAAAGCGGAATGTACCCCGATTCGAATCCTTCAAATTATACTGGATGGAATCTATAAAAAAGCCATATAAACCCAAAGCGGACAAAGTCGAGAAATTGACAAAGGTTTACGCCGAGCTTAAAAAGAATGCCCCAAAGGTATCGCCGTTGTTTAAAGGCGTGGCAAAGGTTTTATTTTTATCGTTTTTTTTTACTTCATGCTCCGCACAATGGCACTTAAAACAAGCCGTAAAAAAGAATCCTAATATTATTACGGAAAAGGTAATTCGCCAAGTTGACACTTTGATAATTCGGGATAGCGTGGTTCATACGGACACTTTTATAACCAAGTCAATCGACACCATCCAAATAGAAAATGAGCATTTCAAAACGGTTGTATATCGCTATCACGATACTATTCGAGTGGTTAACACACTTAAAGGCGACACGATACGAATCACGAAAAAGGTGGTAGTTCCCGTGGTGCATAATGAAACGAAATACGACAAAGCTTTTATCTTTTTGGCTGCAATAATTTTTATGATATGGCTACTGAAAAAACTATAAAACAAACGCCTTCGAGGTCATCCCCAAAGAGTTCAAAACGTGGATGCCTATGCAAGGACACTTTAAAATACTCCGTGAAATGTTGCGACGGTAGTATATGGGCGCAAGGAATCGGCCCAATAACTGCAACACCAAGCGAATAAAACGTTATTTAATTATATGCCAGATTCAAAAATTACGGAACTTCCAGCGATTGCCAGTTTGGTGGATGCGGATGTTTTGCCTATTGTAGATTTGTCCGATGACACTACAAAAAAGGTAACCATATCACAAATAAAAGCAACCGCCCCCGTTCAAAGCGTTAACGGAAGCACGGGCGCAGTATCGGTTCAACCTACTTTGGTAAGCGGTACGAATATCAAAACCATAAACGGCGAGAGCGTTTTAGGTGCTGGAAATATTGAGGTAAGTGGAAGCGGTGGGGTTTCGTCGGTTAATACTTTAGATGGTGCGCTAACTTTAGCGGCGGGATCGAATGTAACCATAACCGACAACGGAACGGACACCATTACCATAGCCGCCACAAGCGGTGGAATTAGCGACGGTGACAAAGGCGATATAACCGTTAGTGCAAGTGGTGCAACTTGGAC